ATAATTGTCATTTTTAATTACCGTTTGTTTTGCTCCACTTGCCTAAGACTGTTCTTAGACAAAGGCATCCAACGACCTTTTGATGTTTTTGCTCAATAATTGTCATTTTTAATTACCATTTGTTTTGCTCCACTTGCCTAAGACTGTTCTTAGACAAAGGCATCCAACGACCTTTTGATGTTTTTGCTCAATAATTGTCATTTTTAATTACCGTTTGATATCACACAAGGAATGCAATAAAACATAATTTCAGAATTTAACGGTGCTAATGTGAAAATTAATAAAACATTGGTTGCAAACATAATCTTCAAACAACACATTTCTTGTGCCACTCGCACATGGTCGGCTCTAAATTAAAACATTTTAACCGCATGTTTTTATCCGTTAACACGATAATTATCCAACAAACCACTCTTCGTAATCAGGAGGAGCATTTTCGATAACCCGAGCTTTAAGAATGTCATTCATTAGTAGAAAGTACAGATGACAGAGTCTGTCCCTCATACCACAATTACATTCGTCGATATCGTTGACGGCAAACAGCTGGTGCTTATCGATCCCATTCATCTTGCAAAATTAACAAAAATGGAGGCAAAAGCACGCGCAAAAACTGAAAATGACCTTAAACGCTTAAATGATTATAAACAAAAACATCCAGAAAAAGCCGCTGAGTATTCCAAACGGTATTTGGACAAAAATCGCGAAGCATATAATGCAAGACAACGAGAATTGCGGAAAATTAGGAAAGAGAAAAAACTCGCGGAAAAAGCCATCGCAACCCGGATTGGAACACCATTGCTGCCAACCACGACCTAAACCAATCATCTGCATGAACCAAACAGAATGGATCTCGGCACTCTGAAAACTCAAATCATGACGATGACGATGATGCGACCTCAAGCGGGGGACAACGGCATTCTCATGATGCTGTATTCAATGGTAATGCTCAGCATTATCGAGTGGGTATTCCGTCACCTCCCCGCAGCCGGTGCATTTGTCGCCGAATACTTCAAACTGTACACTGCCGAGCTGTACAAGAAAGACGTGTTCATTAAACCCATGCTCGCGTCTTTGCCCGAACAGACGACGATGAGCAGCGTAACAATGGTGCGCACGTTCAAGGAAAACGAATCAAGTAGCCGTGACAGCAAAAGCGACAGCAAAGCCTCCGTCGACAACGTCATTGTTGAAAAAGTCGATGCAGTTCTCGACTTCATCTGTCAACTCGACAATGCGCGCCACATCCGTATGGACACGCGCACAAGCCTCAACAGCACCGACGACATCGACCTAACACCGCTTCTCAAGGTGAAAATCAAGCAAAATGTTGGCATCGGCGACACATCCACCGAGCTCGTTCTTTACAGCCGCATTTGGAAAGTTAGCGAAATACGGACGTGGATTGATGATGTGCACGCCAATTTTGTAGCGGAAAAAAACAACAAACTTGGCAATCGTCTATATTATTTTGACGAAGTCGTCGTAGAACCGCAGATGACAGCCGATATGAGCGACAAAGCCAATCCGAAGAAAACATATCGTTGGGAGTCCATGCCGAAGATGCTGACGTTTACAATGCACGAGTTCAAAACCAGCAAGAGCTTCAGTAACGTGTATGGACACCACGTCGACGAGCTCAAAGAGCGTTTGGATCTTTTCTTGAATCATCCAGAATGGTACATGGAGCGTGGCATTCCACACACGTTGGGTATCATGCTGCATGGTGTCCCCGGCGCGGGAAAAACATCAACGATTAAAGCGCTTATCAAAGATTCGCACCGCCATCCCTTTAACATTCGACTTCGCGAATTTACTACACAGCGCCAATTAATGAATCTATTTTTCAACGAGACCGTTGTTGTGCAGGGGGCCGACGGAAATAAGCAAACGCTGAAGATTCCACTCAATCGGCGCATTTATATATTGGAAGACATTGATTGTCTGACGGACGTTGTGTTGGACCGTGAGTTGCGTGAGGCGGAAAAGCAGACAGAAAAACAAACAGAAAAAGATTCATCCAAAGAGGACAAGGGTGGTGACGCAATAACGTTGAGTTTTCTGTTGAATTTGATTGATGGTGTATTGGAGACTCCGGGTCGAATTCTCGTGATTACGAGCAATTATCCCGAGCGCTTGGATAAGGCACTCGTGCGTCCGGGTCGCATTGACGTGCGTATTGAGTTTGGATTTACGGACAGGGTATACTTGGCCGACATGTTTTCACGATTTTATTCATCACCGACGATTACGATTGAGACAATTCCCGATACTATCGTTGGCCTGTTTACACCTGCGGAAGTCATGGAGAGCATGTGCAATCACATCAAGTCGCCGGATGAGGCGATAGCACACTTGGAGCGGCGTTCGAGATTGCGTCGACCGGGGGATGACGGAACAATGCTTGAGGTGCATGGGGATGGACATGGGGATGGACATGGGGACGGGGATGGTGATGATGAAAATAAAATGCTGGAGGTCAAAGCAACTGCATCAACCCTTTCAGATGAAGACCTTCTTGCGGAGGCGGTATTACGGGGTTTAATGAAGCCTGTTCAGGAAGCAGAGATGTCAAAACCGACGATGCCGTCGTTAGTTATTCATGAATTGACCGCAAGTCCCGCAAGTCTTGCAATACATGATGAAGAAGAGCACAAAAGCGCGGAATCTCCGCCAGAAGAAAACATTGATTTAATTCCGTTAGAAGAACCCAAAATATCACAACAGATGACTCAAGTCATGAGTGCATTTGAACGACTTATGGCGGAGCGTGCGAATGAATTTGCGCAACCAACACAGCCACCAACGCAGCCACCAACACAGCCACCAACACAGTCACCAACACTACCAACGCAACCAATGCGCGCACAGGATGATCAGCAGCGTGTAGAAGCAATTAGACGAATGATTAATGATCCATTCACACATCCACCATCACATCCACCATCACATCCACCATCACATCCACCATCACATCCATCCCATGTCGCCATGCAGCAAAACTTCTACAGTGCCATGGACAGCGACAATGTGTGGTCATCCCCTCTTTTTGGAGATGATTTGCCACCCCCAGGTGCTGGAGGTAATATGCCAGGTCAAGATGGTGCACGAGCACCCTATGATTTAAATCCAGAGCGATAGAATTCCGTTTAATTTTCAAGGTCCTAATTTCCAAAAAGAAATAAGGACCCTAAAAATGATGGTCTAAGGAACAATGCTCAATACTACGTATGGACGCAAAACCCCCACGGTCAATGCCCAGCAGGATTAATTGGCTTCCTTCACAGCCAGCGCTTGAACACCCGTTTACACCGTTTGCGCCTCAGTTGTTTACAGCACCCCCTGTTCCTATATTTACAACACCCCTTCATGCGCGCATTCTGGCTACTAAAAATGACATTGAGCGTATTACGCCCGCTGGTCACTGGGACGATGCGAAAAAACTCACGAATCCATACGAGTATATATTCTTATCCTTGCAACGCAGCATGCAACGTTCAATTTCGGCATATCAACCGCTTTCGCGTTCATACTTCAAAATGCTCGAATTGTGGGATTTGATTGGATTTAAGCCCGCGGCATCCGTCGCCGAAGGTCTGCCCGCGTCACACGTCGCCGAAGGTGTTGCTCTGCCCGCGGCATCCGTCCACGTCGCCGAAGGTCCCGGCGGTTTCCTCGAAGCCATTCAGCACCGTTGTTCCAAAATCCCAATGCTTGCAATGACCCTCCGCGGAACAGAGCGTCAAGTTCCAGGTTGGCGCAAATCCCACGCATTTCTCCAGGCGCACCCATACGTCAAAATCACCTACGGGTCCGACGGAACTGGAAATCTTTACAATCTGGCAAATCAAGATTCCTTTGCAGCGGATGCCCCACGAAACGCAACACTTTTCACAGCCGACGGCGGGTTTGATTTCAGCGCAGATTTCAATGGTCAAGAGAACACAGTTCAACGATTAATTGTTGCCGAATTTCTCGCGGGTTTACAAACACTTGCACCAGGACCCGATTCCATTCTTATCGTCAAACTATTCGACACAACACAGCGCGCAACGCTTGAAATCCTCTGGGTCGTGAGCACATGCTTTGAACGTACGGGTCTGGTCAAACCCTTTACAAGCCGACCTGCAAATTCAGAACGCTACTGGATAGGACGCGGATTCAGAGGAGCCCCCGTTTGGATTCTGACACTGTTGCGGTCTCTAACGGCACAAAATGCACCCACGGGATGGAATCAAATACTCGCAGAAACAGTACCCGTGGCATGGATTTCTGCACTTCGCACATTTCAAGAGGAATTAGAATACCATCAGTTGAATATTATTCAGTTGACATTATCCATTCTGCAGCACATTTCAACAAAACACATCCGGGAACTGCTGTATGAAAATATTCGCAACAGTCGCCGTTGGTGTGCGGCACACGGTGTTGCACAAAATTACGTGGATCTTACGGACGCGCAGGTGGTTGAGCGGAATTTGGCAGAGGCACAGGTCCCATTCCAAGCGTTGGTCGCACGTACGTATTCACGAGAACCGTTCCGACTACAACGGACGCATCATGGGTTGTTTTCACACCCGCCTCAACCGCTTCCAACTGAGCGAGCATGGCGTTCAGCAATTCCTGCGAGCGTGCGCGGGATTGCACCACCATCTCAAACAATTTCGGATATTCCAGTTTCCAGTTTGACATGTCCGGAAGGTTCGTTATTTCCTGTGGTGTCAACCCCGCGCGTTGAAGCGCCTGAATTTCACCCACCATCCGTTTAACGCCCTCGGACCGTCGTGATTGACGGATGGATGCGTCCATGGCTGCTGCTTCGGCTGGAGTGGGTCCCTTTTCGGACAGTTTTTGTTTGATGGAATCCATTATAGATTGAAGCGGTTTTTATCGTTTAGATTGAAACGCAAGGAAACAATGGCTACAGTGACTACAGTGGCTACAACGGCCCAAAACAAAGTTTGTGATGGCTGTCGGATGCCTCGAAAATGCTCGATTGGAGGAACCGGAATTGTACATGGACCGGCACACCCATACGCCGTCGGGATTTCGTGACGTTTGGGAACAAAACTGGTTGCTCGTTGTTGCTGCTCGTTTTGCCATGTTGTTGCTGACATCTCTGGTGCTGTTTGTCAAAAAAAACACAATGCTTCCAGTTTTATGAGGGTCCCAATGTAAATGCTAACGACATCAGATGTGAAATTCAGGTTGAAGCCTTAGTATCTAGATTAGGACAAGCGCGAGGTTTTGACTAAAATGCTTCATTTTGCTATTAATTTGTTCTTTGGCGGGGTTAATTGCATGTAAAAGGTTTACAACAATATTGACACTAATTTACTCATTTTATTGGGTTTTAAAACCGCGTTCAGCAAGAAGTCGCAAAAGTTTTTCTTCGTCAGTACCTGTGGGTTCGATGTATGACGGTACGGGTTCCGGATCACTTGGTGGAAATGTATTCCGCAGTGTATGTGCTAATTTTGTCTGAGCATTACTCACATTGCTTGGTGTTGGGCGTATACAATCAGGTATATCCAACACAGTAGGACCAAACACTCGTCCCAAGTCTGCAAAGTTTGACTCTAAAAATATTCCGTCATCGTTAAACGGTTCAACTGTAGTGTCGACTAAAATGCAATCATACAGGATGTTCGATTGGTCTTGAATCGATTGAAGTCCCGTAAAGCGTTGTCCCTCTGCTCGGCGGACCTGACGAATACCCAGTTCACTAACCGCTTTTTTGCAATTAACAAATGTAATGCCCTGCATCACCCATCTCACAAATTCTGTAGGCAATTCCGGAATTTCAGCATGCATTAAGGTCTCACGGAATTCAGAACTGCCGACGATGTCATCAACCGCACTTGTTGTTTTATATTTTTGCATAACAAAAATTTTAATCATTAACTCCCGTATTTCATCCGTTGCCTTTTCACCGCTCAACCATGCACTTGCTACACGGATATCGACCGTCGGATCTGTTGCAATCCGTGTTTTCCATGAACTATGACGAGGAATGCGTTTAAAATAATTGCGTATTTGTACAAATTCTTTCACAATCTGTAATTTTACGCTAATTGCATTTATATCGCAAGAGCGCTTCAGACATGCATTGCGAAATTCAGACGGCAACAGCGACCAGCGAACGGCTGCATCTGGGTTAAATTGCTTGGGCAAGACATTTAAGCACACTTTTACAAATGCAGGAAAAACTCCACTTCTCGTAAACGTCGCATGACAATCCGCATCACGATACCAAATTTTACTAACTAAATCCTTTGCATCCGGATCGAGTCCTCGGTCTACAGCATGTTGTCGAAGCTGTGTAACAGTCAACTGATTAAAGTTAGAAATGACACAATTAAACCCCGTTTGTTCGATCGACTCCACAAACATATCTGCAATAGCGTTCCAATCTCGCTTTCGAAGTGGTTCAGCGAAGGGTGAAACACTTCCGGGATCAAACCATGCATCTGTTTCTATGTCCCATTGCGCACGGCTTCTTGTAGGAACATTCGGAATTGTATCGTCGTTGTCGTCGTTGTCGTCGTTGTCGTCGTCGTTGTCGTCGTTCTTCAAAACAACGGGCGTAACAACGGGCGTAACAACGGGCGTAACAACGGGCGTAACAACGGGCGTAACAACGGGCGTAACAACGGGCGTAACAACGGGCGTAACAACGGGCGATCCCAATACAACATCCATTGACCACCGGGCAAGTTCCTTAATGTCTGCGAATGTATGCCGAGTGTAGGTCTGAACATCCCCATGTTGTGCTTGAATGTATAGGGTGTATGCCATTTATAATGCTACCGTAGGGTTTTGTGTACGGGTTTGAACGCACAGGTTACACTCAACTGATGTCAAAATTCTTACGAAAAACTTTAACGAACTTTAAATAAACATGTTGCCTAAAGAACTACATTTTCAAATGCCTCAGCGACCATCCGTGATGTTAGCTTTCAGCAGAAAATTAAACTGGACACATTGGGGGGCTTCACCTGATGATAGCGACGATAAAAGTTGACACCCGCGATGACAACCTTCGAGAGTGTATGAACGCGACACCGCCCCCATTCAAACTCTTACAAACAATTGCGCGTACAACAACGTTGACAACACTTGACACCGCAATTCACGCAGGAGATCTTTGTTCGGTATGGCTGATGATTGAAGATGGCGCAATTGTTGATGACGAGTTATTTCTGATCGCGTGTTCAGAAGGACACACGGATATTGTTCGTATGATTCTGGATTTGGAAAGAGGGGTTAATCCGGCTGCAAACGACAATGAAGCGGTTCAAGTTGCGAGCTTCCAAGGCCACACGGATATTGTTCGTTTGCTCCTTGATTTGTCGTTGGAGGGAGGCGTAAATCCAGCAGCAAACGACAATGAGGCACTTCAACGCGCATGCAAAAACGGACACACGGAGATTGTTCGTATGCTCCTTGATTTGCCGTTGGGTCGTGGTGTGGATCCAGCGGCATGTGGGAATTTGGCGCTTCGGTGTGCGTGTGAAAACAATCACGTGGAAATTGTTCGATTGCTCCTCGAGCTGCCGCTAGACCGAGGCGTGAATCCTGCTGCTGGTCATAATAGATCACTTCAACTCGCATGCCAAAACGGGCACACGGAAGTGGTTCGTATGCTCCTTGATTTGCCGTTGGATCGTGGCGTGGATCCAGCGGTATGTGGGAATTTGGCGCTTCACTTGTCAAGTCAATTCGGTCACACGGAAATTGTTCGTATGCTCCTGGAACTCCCATCGGACCGTGGGGTGGATCCAGGCAACAATGGGGCACTTCGAACCGCATGTAGTTACGGACACATGGAAATTGTTCGTTTGCTCCTCGACTCGCGACTGAAACGCGGGGTTCATCTGGACAGCTATGCATATCAAATCGTATGTTATTACGGATACGGAGAAATTGCTGGCCTGCTTAAAAGAAGCGGTTGATCGCGCCGGCGGAAAATCGTTTGACGGGCTCCAAAAATGACACGATCAAACGCCGTGTGTAAAACAACCCAGAATGTCTGCAACGTTTACAGAACACAGTGAATCTGACGCAACAACGACATACCCGTTGGTTCTAACGGTGTACGACGGTACAACTGCAACCGGAACAAAGGTGTTCATCGCGGATTCGAGCGCATACGGACGACTCTTGTTTCTGGATGGGCAACTTCAATCTGCATCCGCCGACGAACACATTTATCACGAGTCACTCGTACACCCCGCCATGGCGTGCGCGAAAACACCGAATCGTGTGCTCGTGGTGGGAGGTGGTGAAGGTGCAACTGTCCGAGAAGTCTTACGGTGGCCGCAGGTTACGCACGTTGATTGGGTTGATTATGATAATGACTTGGTAAACCTGTGTAAAACACACTTAAATTGGGCGCCGGAACTCGAATCATGTGATGAAACCCGTGTGCACTATCAAGCAAAGGATATACACGTGGCATTGAGCGATGGAACACTCCTTCTCGAGTACGACGTGATTCTGCTGGATTTGCCGGATCCGGATGAGGAAACGGCAGATCTCTACACCCCGGCGTTCTGGACAGACATCAAACGCCGTGTGGCGCCCGATGGGCGTTTGGCAACACACTGCGGACCCGTGAAACCGTATGGAAATGTGGGTGGCGGATTTCAGCGTGTGCGCAAAGAATTGGGACCCAGCGGATTTTATCGCATTGGTATTCCGAGTTTCCAGGGTGATTGGGGATTCTGGCTGTGGTCGCCAACCGCTGCCGCGCCGTTTGAAATGTCGACGGTGTTCCCGGAATTACGTGTGGTTGACACAGCACAGATGAACGAATGGCGAACGGGTTCACGTCTGTGGACTGCGGCGTGCGTTTAACGCTTTGAAAAAATCCTTCCTCCAGAGTGGAGCGCCCCCGTATGGTCCTGTCGTATAGTGGTAATTACATTCGGCTTTGAACCGAACAACCCAGGTTCGAATCCTGGCAGGACCTTTTGCCCGTGTAGTACAATGGATAATCAAGGCCTTGCATGGGCTTTTGCCTTTTTAGCTCAGTGGTAGAGCATTTGTTTTGTAAACAAAGGGTCCATGGTTCAATTCCATGAAGAGGCACAAGACATTTTTAACTCATTGTTTGATTTAAAAATGTTGTTGTGAAACATCTGCTTCAAGTACATGTTCATTTTGTGCATCATTTTGTGCATCATGTGCATCATTTTGTGCATCATGTGCATCATGTGCATCATTTTGTGCATTATTTTGTGCATCATGTGCATCATTTTGTGCATCATTTTGTGCATCATTTTGTGCATCATTTTGTGCATCATTTTGTGCATCATTTTGTGCATCATTTTGTGCAACCGTATTAGAACAAATGCGCACTCGCAAAACTCAGAAACAATCTATCGGCAGATTGCGACAGGGAGATTTGGCAAAGTTTGGATACGTCCACGTCACGTCACTGTCAAAAGCTAAACGGCAAAGTGCATTAGTACAAGCAGTGTCGGAATACGGAGCACTGTCCGTGTGGCGCAAGCTTAACGCAGTGTATATTTACACACGGCAAACTGCGCTTGAATCGTCTGCTATTTTTGATGCCGACCGCCAATGGATCATGCGGCAATTTCTGAACCCAACAAAACGTTCGTCCATCTAAACACCGTGCGTTCATCAACCAGACAGACAGAAGGATGGATTCGGACATCCTTTTTAGAATGCGAACGGTGAAGGTCACGCCGTTTCGCACACTGATTGAAGCAATCAAGGACATTATGATGGAAACAAATATCGAATTCGATTCACATGGCATGCGCATTTTGACAATGGATGGGACACACACAATTCTTGTGCATTTGCGTCTGCATGCGGAGAGTTTCGACGAGTTCTTCTGCCCACACAAAGTTATTTTGGGAATCAACATGCACAACTTGTTCAAAATTGTCAAGACCACGAGCGGCACAGACAATATCACAATTTTTCAGCTCAAAAAGGATACCACGAAATTGTGCATTGATATAGAAAACGAGGTGAAGCACATTGTAACCCATTTCACATTGAACATCTGCGACCTGGACATTGTTCAATCCATAATCCCACCCGTGTCCTTTGTGAACATGGTAACAATTTTGTCCAGTGATTTCCAAAAAATTATTCGGGATTTGAATACATTCGGCGAAGAAGTTGAAATTCAGTTCACAAAAGACGAGCTCGTCTTTCGGTGTAAAGGAGATTTCGCTGAACAGGAAACCATCATCAATATTGACGATGGAGGTGAAGATGCGGCGCAAGCGAGCGAAATTGTGCAAGGTATCTTCAACCTGAAGAACTTAATTCTGTTTACGAAATGCACAAGTTTGTGCACACACATTAAGTTGCATTTGCGTAACGATTACCCGATCATTGTGGAATACAATGTTGCTGGACTCGGTGAAATCAAGTTGGCACTTGCACCCAAAACGGGTGGGGGGAAAAGTTGACACCCGTAAGCTTCCGAACATCATGAGCATGCATCATACAAATTTTAGCACAAATTACCGTCGACCGGTGACCTGGAATGGTCATCCTGCCGATGTTATGAAATCTGGTCTTCAAAAGTACATACGGCGAGGTATGGTAGACAAGGCGCTGTATTGTGCGCGTGAATTGGATAAATTCAAGCACGCCACAAAAGGAAGCATTGCGCACCAATCTTTTTCACCGTTTGATGGTGATTGCTCTTGAAGACGTCGCAAACATTGCGCTCTCGAGAAATTGCTCGTAAAAGTCCAGACGCAGGGCTAACGGAGGTTGTTCGGTTGATGTGTGCATCTGAAAAAGGTCGCATTTGTTCACATATTCGTGCTGCACATTTCAGCAAAACTTCGCGTTCGCTCTGTTTTTTTAATCCAGGATTGGCGTCATTGCGACCCCTGTATCCTGAATTGGCATCCATGTGGCTTCCGTCGTCGTCGTCGCCTGAATCTCTTACGGTTTTGTGTGGAGAACTCTTTTAACTTCGAACGGGCAGTTGGTGTTGCCTTTCAAATTGCACATTCCACCGAGCGTCTTTCGATTCGAATTCTGCGAAGCAGTGACCCTGTAATGATTCTATTTGATGCTCTTGGGAATTCAAAATTATTGTTTCGGTTGAACACTTGAAAGGGGTTCGAGAAGGGTATTTGTGCTGGCTGGTACCGTTATTGCAATCGTTAAATGTATTACCGACTGGAACTATGTGTGCAGAAGCAGCAGAAAGTGCAGCAGAAAGTGCAGTAGAAAGTGCAGTAGAACCGTTTGTCCCAGATGACTTTATCGTTGATATGCATACGGCCTCCGGTCGTGCACGTCCCGGGAACGACAAGGTGCGATTTGCATTAGAAGGTGCGCGGGTTGAACCTGAAGCAGATTGGATTCGGCCATATTGGAAGGCATTTTATGAAGACAGCAAACGAATTGAAGAAGGGTTACAATCTAAACGTCAACCTGCAGCACCAGATGCAGCAATGCAGCTTGAAACTGCAACATATCGTTTTCGCGTGCGCACACAATTAACAACATCTGCAAGCAAAATGGATGTGTATTTAGCGGATGCGTCCGGGCGTTCCGTAATTGTCAAAGGACCCTACGGTGAAAAACCAGACATTGTGCTTCGCCACATGGAATGGAAACATGCACACGGGCTTCCGTTTATTCCTGTAAAAATACGCACGCTAATTCCAGACCGGTGGGAGAGTGTTCCACTCGGCAATCGCAACAGACTTCCTCGAAATGTACCCGCATTTTTCTTGAATTCGACGCACTCACGGACACTCTGCCAACTCGCGTACATTCAAGCAAATTGTGGCCACCAACGGAGGTCATCGATGGCTCGTCGCTACATTTCAGCATCACAGACCTCAAAGAACAGGAAATTCAAGATTACATTTTAGCACTGCTCTTTCGTTATATATTTGGTATTTCCGACTTGGCATAACTTTCTACGATGGGGTGGTCGTGTGTATTCTATTGATGAAGAATGTTCAGGACGCCCTATAAATTTCGTAACTGAATTACGAAAAACACGTGCTGCAATTGTGCATAAATGGATTGTTGACAGACATGATGTGCTGCAGGCGGCAATGGGGCCAGATTCTGAACGACTTGTTACGGTTCAAACGGACGCTGCATCGCTGTTCATCACAAAGTAAAATTCACCCCAAAGAGTATGCAGTCAAGTGCTTTTTTGCGCTCTCGGGTCGATTCAATTTCCCGTGTGACACCCTCTCGTCGCGATGCTGGATTCATTTCTGAATCACGTATAGCAATTGCAACGGGTTCATCATTGAATCGCACCATTATGCCATCCACAGCCGTACCAACATCCATACCAACAAATCGTCCTTCACCCCCTCCTACGGACTTTTTATTTGTTGCAAATGAGACAACCATTTCTCTGTTGAACCTCGGAACGCTCGTGAATACACCCATTGTACCAACGGGCGATGCATTTTCTACTCCATTTAATTTTGTCAAAGATGCCAAACGGAACGTATTGTACATTGCTTGTGCTGGCACATCAATCAATATGTTGGACCTCAAAACAATGCAACTGACAACATTGGTTTCATCGCCTGAGAATTATTTCGGAATAGCACTGGATGTTGAACGAGACTTGTTGTATTTTTCACCTTTTTTTGGCAATGGAACCGTCATAATTTATTGCTATAATTTGTCATCAAAACTGATGACACCCTTAACATTATCAGGCGAAACATTGCATTATGTAACAGGGCTTTGCTTTGACAAAACGAAAAATCGATTGTTCGTTTCACAATTTTTCCCAGGCGTCGTTTCTGTCATCGATTTATCCGACAACACCGTAAGCACCCTTCTTACAACGGCTGATGTTGTTGAATTGCCGTGGAAAACGGTATTTGATGCGGACACAGAAACATTATATATTGCAGACCAAATTTGCGGTATAACGTCACACGATTTAATTCATCGCACACATTCGATTATTCACGGGGTTCCTTCCGTTGGACTCAGCTTGTCGCGGAAAACACTGTATACGGGATTTACAGAGTATGAGACGGGTCGCCAGGGTATTACACGCATTAACCTGGAGACCAATACAGTCCAACAGCTTCAAACAACAGGTGAAGCATTCACACGACCCATTGGCGTTTTGATTGTTTAAACGACAATTTCAAATCACGTTGACTGTTTCAGCATATTAAGTCCATAAAAAGGCCGTGCTTTGTATTCCATTTTGGGTCCCAGCAAAAAACGTGAACAGCTTTCTCCGATGTATTTAAATGCGCGTTCTTCATTGTGAAAGTCGCTGACGTCTTTTGGAAGAGCTGTGGACATGTGGGTTTCAACAAGTACAGTGCCCTGTGTGTAATTGTAAGCGGAATATCAAGTGCCACTGGAAACCGGAACAAACAGGAACACACATTGCATTTTTGTCTGTGTTGATGTTCGTGTTCTTGGTAAATTTGACTGCGTCATCATGAATCCATGAATATAGGCTCTTTCAGACAACCACGACCCTTGCTCACGACCCGCTTTCAATTGTTATGTATCCGTGTTCATTGATTTTTTCAGAAGAGGCAGATGTTTCAGCATAGTTCAACTCGAATTCTTTCAATAAATGCTGGAGAATCAAACAGTGCAACCGACCGTTTTTGTGCGTCTCGAAACTTCATTTACTTGAGGGAAATAATTTAAACGTTACCCATGGATCCCGCTTGTCAGTCGCAGCCCAATATGTCCAGTCTACTTTTTCTACTGAAAGACGACCCGCAACCGACGGACACCTCCCACGGGGTTCACGAAAACCTCGCTCCAGGAATGCAGGGTCGCATTCGCGCAATTGGCTCTCCGGGATTCGGCGCATTCACGCGACAGGGTATCACCGGTGGTGCAGGCGGAAAATACTCTGCAAATCGCGTGCCGGTGGTTGCTGCAGTTTGTAAACGTTGCTGCTGTGTTGATGGCGCATTTGAACGCCGTCCAATGTTATCGAGTGTTCCAGCGCGTTGACCACCACCCAACATCGACAACAAATAATCCGTATGACTCGAGGGAGCCTCCGTTGAAGGCGTGGGTTTTGTCAGATTCATAATCACACCTTTCTGCACCGGTCCTGCGGCCTCCAAATCCAGTTTCCGTTGGGCCACGTGTCCCGATGCCGACGTTGGTTGTTGGCGCGTTGATGGTGCTAAATATTTTGGAGCCGTGGGTTTCACAACAGCCGTCGTCGCGCTCGCGGCAATACAAGCCTTGATTTTTTCAATGATTGCGTTTCCATCCGCAGGCACCGCAGTCGAAATTGGCATCGGTGGGCAAACGGCTCGTCTCAATGTGTCCGGTGTTGCATATTCGGATGCAGCTGCGATGCATGCGCGTTTTGCTGCCACAAATGCGGCATTGTTTTGCGGTGTGCCTGGAGCTATTAATGGAAGACAAATGCGCTTGGTTGAAAGGCGTTTGGGTGGCGAATTGTTCGCGATACATGTTTTGCGTGCGCTGGTCACTTGAAGTGATGACATCTCTATTCTTTACAGCGGTGTCGTCATCCATGCAAACCGCACACAGAACAGAGACATGATTTGGAGCGAAAAACTTAAAATCGGTGTTGCGGTGTGTTGCAGTGTCCTCGCGGTTGCAAGTGTTGTTGGGGCTTATGTTGTTAGCGGAAATGTCGCGGTGTCGGGATTTCTGCCAATTGAAGTCGTGGGTGTGGTTGTGATTGCCGTTGTGGGCATTCTGTACAAATTGAATCAACCGCCGAAACCACCGTCTGGCCCATGGTTCCGTTTTGAGCCGGATGCAATGACGAACATAACGTATGCCGCAATTGCTGCAGGCGTTCTTGTGTTCGGAGTGCTCGTAGTTGTGAGTCAAACATGTACGCGCTATGTGGCAATTGAGCGGTTTCAAACGGAAGAAGACCCTATGACAGCATTGCTTGCCGATATTTCAACCGCAGAAGCGGCCGTTTGCAGTTACATGACCCAAGCGGACCAATTCATTCAAAGCGACATTGGTTTACCCGGACAAAACAATCCGGCATTGGTAACAACGGCACAAGTGCAGGCCCGTACGGCAGTGGTGGGTGGTGTTGTGGTGTGCGCACCGGAGGAGCTTCAAGATGATGCTGCAAACCGTCTCACGCGACTTGAAAATACGCTTAAATCCTTCACTGGACCACAGTTTGTTAAAACGTACAATCGCACCGTCCCGTGTCCACCGATTGAATCCTTTGTTGGATCCACGGACATTTCAGACCTCCGTAGGCGCCTGGATACGATTCAGGATACGATAGCGTTTCAGCAAACGCAGTATCTGACGCCGATAAGCAACATGACCGCACAACTGCAACGGGGGCAGGCGTCGGATTGTCAAAAACAGCAGGGGTCCAAAGTAGCAATGTCTGGTCACTGATGTTAAACAATTTAATTACGTTTCGGTAATTTGTTGTGTAGCATTTGCTGTGGCTCCACGTTCCAACTCAACAATGTCGGTGTGCCCATTTTCGCGTGCGTAGTAAAGCGCATCATGGGCGCTATGAGCAGTCACTCCACGTTCAAGGAGCAGACGAACAAATTTCGGTGTGTCGCATGCGTAAAAAAGAGCAGAATTATCACATGCTGAAGGATCAACTTCTCGATCAGGCGGTAATTCAAGGAGCACACGGGCGAATATCCCTGCCTACATGCAGACACGAATGCAGCATTATCACATGCAGCCACATCAACTTTAAAGCGACAGTCGAGAAGTTGATGTACAGAATTTATTTGCCCAAACTCACACGCGACCCGAAATGCAGCACTGTCATCAAATGTAGGATCTACTCCACGTTCAAGCGGTAAATCGAGTAATAGACGAACAATTTTTGTATAACCACTTGCGCATGCTCTCCAAAGTGGAAAATTGTCGTCTGCTGCAGGATCAACACCATAATCCAACGGCAAATCAAGTAATAGACGGACAATTTCCGTTTGCCCCTGCTCGATTGCATTTATGAGTGCCGCATTTTCATCGGCAGAAACATCAACATCACATCGTTCAATGCGCAAACGGACAACGTCTATTCGCCCAAATTTACATGCTTTTAAGAATGCTGCATTAACATTCGCAGGAACATTTTTGTCGATGAGCAGACGAGCAATATCCATGAATCCGTGTGTGCATGCGAGTTCCAATGCGCGGTAATCTGTCACGCCAGTTTCGAGTAATATCCACACCAACACAACATTTCCAGACTTTACAGCATGTTCGAATGAAAATTCGGTCGGTGTATTCGCGATTGCGTGTAAGATTTTGAATGGGCTACTGTGGGACATTTTCGAGGTTCATGTCTCTGCTGCGTATCGTTGTCAATTTTACACGGCAGGTCAGCGGCACGAGGTGTAAACAGAGACTCTTATCGTCAGGCGTAAACGAGTCCAGGAAATGACCACCGTAGGACAGACGTCTGATAAAATCATGCGAACGTGTTTGACATTTACGTGGTTGCCGCAAAAAGTCGACAAATCTGCTAAAGAATGTATCACGCTGTTGAAATTCAACACTTTAGCATGAATTGGCCGCCCCCAAAAATTGACGCACCTTACACCCCACTGCCACTCAATGGACATGGACGGACAAGATTGGACGACGGTTAAAATCACTGCATCAAAATTTGGTGCACATGCTGCATCAGCTGCTGCATCAAAACATCCTCCGAAATCAGCTGGTGCAGCTCAACAGGCGCGCGTAGCCGAGTCGGAAGGACCCGTTCAAGTAAAGCTCTTTACGCCCGATTCGGTCGCAGCAATTCAGGCCTACCGTAAGGCAAACGGACTCAAGCAGACCGACCTGGATTCGCGTTTGGCATTGCCCAAAGGAACGGTCAATGGACTTGAGGCTCGCAAAATGACACCCACGCCCAAAATTCATCAGAGCCTTAATCGTTTGACACAGGTTGCTCTCAAGACAGAGTAGCCATTTATTCCGATTCCGATTTCTTCGAGTTTTCTAACGCAAGACGTTCACGTCGTGCTTCTTTTGCACGCGTTTGACGACGAAATGGGCGTTCTTTTTTGCGCTGTGTGTTGCGACTGTCACGGTGGCCATGGTGGTGGCGGTCATGGTGGTGGCGGTCATGGTGCCCACGGTTACGAACATCCACACGAATGACCGCCACACGTGACATACTCAACGGCGGATCCAACAGAGTCGTCGACACATTTTCTTCGAACGTTTTATTCGGCATAAGTCGAATTTGAACCGTCATATCCGTTGTGATGTCCAATCCAGGCGGCAAAAGCACCTCATTTTCCGGATGAAAAGAAAGCTCAGCAAGATAAACACACGGAACCCGTTTGTGAATGGTAAGTTCATAGACGCCGCCTACATAATTCATGCGACCACCATTCGCTGTATTCACTTTGGCCCGTTGTGCAAACGATGCCGCCGAATTCACACGAAGCGACGTCGAAATAAAATCGCGATTCGTGAAATGCGCCTGCGTTAAATGTTTCTCACTTACAAAGCCACGATAAACCACAAACGGCGTCGATGAACGCGGCGCAGCATCAATAATCCGAACAAGCTCGCGCTTATATTGCTCAAGTATTGTCGCAATATTTTTGGTTTGACTGAAAAATTCAAGATTTGCTGCCATCTTCGCATGCAACAACATGGCCGTATCAATGCTCGGAAGCAGGGGGTCAAAATGGTTCATGATTAATGCGGATTTTGGAGGGAGAGACAACGGGCGTGAAAACGTATCATATTGATTAAATAACAAAAACACAAAGAACGGATTTTCATCGAAGTTATCAATGATTGACATCATGAGACCCTGTATGTGATCGTCCAATGTTTCGCGACAATAGTTGTTAATGAGCACGTCGCCGTTATGCGTATAACTGCGCAAAAGACTTGCATCTCGCTGTGAAAGCGACGCAATATAAACGGCTTGTTTTTCCAACCACGCTGGAGGTGGATCCGTAGCAATCATAAATGCGTCACGGATTGCAGCGGATTGAACGGTCCGATTCGGCATAAATCGATACCGTGAGTCATCTTCTTCCCCTACGACATTCACGTACCGTTCGAGCGATTCCGGAAAGAGCGCTGAATTGTAGGGTGCAGTTACGCGTGAACGCAGTCCGCGAAAACTCGTCGCATCATGAATCTCGGTGATTTTAAACAGTTCTTTGAATTTTGATGCAATGCGATTATACACGTCAATGCATTCTTTGCGAATTTGCTGCAATTGTTCACGTTGCGCTCTTGTTGAACGGGATTCCGAACTTGCAAATGCATTTAGGTGTTCAGTTTGCGAATACAAGTCTCTTAATGCAGTGGTTGAATCCGTATTAAACGTGGCGGAATCCAGTTCAAATGCTCGGATGGTTTGCAATGTTTCAATAAATTCCGTGAGCAACGTGTTCAAATGTTCTGTTGGACGAATCATTGTCCGCAAATGTTTCAATTGTGCGATACCGAATTTAAGTTCGGTATTCATTTCGCGAAATACCGTAACGTCCATTCTCTATATTGGTTGCAGGGTTTCTCTCCCCCCAGTCCTTTTCATCCTTTTCAGAGAACAACAAACCAAAAAATTGATGCGCCAAAAAATTGATGCACGCAAACACATCACAAGAACCGCCAATGAGCTCTCCTTTACACGCGTATGCGCAAAACATTCAAGCACAACTGGAATATCTGGATGCACTTGAATGTGGAAAAACGGAAACATGGGGACTTCAGGATCTTGTGTCACAGAAAATTTCGTCGGCCCGCGCTGCGCTCGAAACAGACGGTGTTCGTGTCGATTCGTGGCTGGAACAAGGTCGTACAGATGCACCGTGTGATTCTCCGTGGGAGTACGACATTGAAATGCTCACATTTATTGCGAGTCCAATTCCAAAAGATGGTGCTGCTCTAATTCGCGCGGTTGAGACGGGGCAAACGGCGCACGTCGAGGTGCTGATCAAGTATGGTATTAACTTGCATGCAAGTAAAACTGAGCTCATGCAAAGTCAAAATCAAAAGAAGGGTACAATACGAAGACAAATAACTCACAAAGGAAGAATGTATGACGATGAGCCGAACTTTGCAATCGTGACCGCAGCATCAAACGGATTTGTCGACATTGTTCGTTTAATTCCGGGAATTCCTCCTCCGAAAGCATTCATAATGGGTATTGCACATGTTGATGTTGTACGGGTTTTACTTCCGTTCGTAACAACGGAAGCTTTACTTGAGGATGGGTTGATTGCCGCAATTAACGCGGATTCTTTGGAAAGTGCTCGTATATTGTTGGCGGATTCACGTGTAACAGCGCGGTTGTTCACAATTGTATTTACGTACACGTTCAAGCGCACCTTTAAAATGCTTCAGCTATTTCTTGAACATATGCATTTATTTGATATAGAGTGTGCTCGTCAAGTATATTTATTTTCACAAAGGTTTGATGCTGCATGTGAAATCGGATTATCCGACAATGTGATCGCGATACTGTCAGATTCACGACTAAGACCGTTTGTCAATATTCGAGCAGGAGTCATTAGTGCAATTGATAAAAAACATGATGAATTGGCGTTCAAAATGTTTGAAATGTTGCTGAAGTTTGGCTCCACGCGCTGACACCGTGTAAATAAATGCCGCATGTCTCAGCAGGTGTAATGGATCCGAAAGCTCAATTAACAACGGCCATTCGGGGCTGGATTCATACGGATAATTTGGTCGATTCATTTAATGCGCAGGCACGCAATGCCCGTGAGGTACGCGCGGGCTATGAAACATCGGCTATTCGGTTGATGAAAGATATGGGAATTGCACATTCAAAAATTCAGGTCTCCGGCGCTGAATTGCAATTGGTGCAAAAACGACAGCCCGGTCCACCCACATGGACGTATCTTGAACGTGAAATTCCTGCGTGGGCAACAAAATCCGGTCTAACACCTGCACAAGCCGCGGGTCTTTTGAAATGGTTGCACGAACACCGTGACGAAAAGGAGGTTGAATGCTTAGTTAAGAAAGTCTCGGGGGGCAAAAGTGACGCACGGGGAACCTAATCGTTTTCATTCAAGATGCTTCGTCAGGCGCGCGCACTCAATACGCTCTTTGTAAACAAACGGTTCGTTCCTGAATTGACCGATGAAGAATTGGCTGGCGTTTTACATGTGTATGCGAGACATCGGCTCGATGGCGCCACGGCGTGTGAATTGGAACCGTCCGAGTACAAGCGCCCGGATGGATGGACGGTGGATGATGAGCGTGAATGGCAGCATACGGTCTTTGATGCCGTAAAGTACCAGGAATGGGATTCTGTGATGGAGGAATTGGAGGAATATCGTGAGGACTTGTACACGTGGATGCCGTATTGGATACGGTGTGAATTAAATACGGAAGACGATGCTGAAGAACCGGCCGTTGTTGAAAAAGAAAAACGGACAATTGATCCGTTTCTCCTGGATCACGGAACGGCGAAACAGCGGCGTGCGGCGATTAAGCGGGGAATTTAAGGGGACGAATTTGGTTTTTTTGATGGATGGGGTTTTAGCGATGACGGGTTCCATGACGGGTTCCATGACGGGTTCCGCGATAACAGGTTCCGCGATAACGGGTTCCGCGACGGGTTCCACGACGACGAGTTCCGCCAAAACGCGAAGAATCCGACAACAATCCTCGGATAGCTGTGCCTGATAATCCTGCACGCACACGTGGGTCAGTAAGCAACAATCGCACAATATCCATGTGTCCCTTTTTTGCGTCATTTATTGCCTCATTGTCTGATGCAGCGGGGTTTACGCGACCATCCTCTAATAATAAACGAACTATATCAATTTTGCCATAGTAACATGCACTTTCCACCACATTGTTTGGAGGAGTTAATGAGCGTCTGTTCTCTAATAATTCACGCACAACGCCAATGTGACCCATTATAATTGCTGCCATAAACGCGTAGTTAATTTGCATTTCCGTCGGCAATACACGCGGGTCCGCAAGCAATAATCGCACAACGCCTACATGTCCACTTTCACACGCATTGTACAATGCACGACCATCGCGTGTGTTTGGGTTGATACGACCATCTTTCAAAAGTATGCGCACAATTTCGACGTCACCTTCTTCAGCTGCCTTCAGAAAAAACTTGTTTGTATACTCAATTTTTAAGAGGCGTTTCAGCGGCATCGTAGCGCATGCTACAATAATCGCAATGTCAATGTCGGATAACTCTGCGTCAGACGCATTATGTTCCGCATTATGACCTGCATTCATTGTATCCAATACCGTATCCAAACGCACACGTTCTTCTTCTAAAATTGGAATTTGCAACGTAATATTTTCATGCACATATTCATTAACAATTCCGGGAACTACTTCTTCTTTTTCTTCTTCATATTTACGTATCCAGTCTTCTGCAGCGAGTTTGGCGGCTTTGAGTTGCTCAATTGCACTATCAATCGCGATAGCCTTTTCAACAAAATGAGCACGCAATGCCATCTACAATGTGTGTTTGAATTTTTTTAAGCGATAGGCAAAATTGATGTGTTGGACACACGTGTTGTGCAGAACCAGAATGAAGCGCATGTGGATTGAAGACGACAAAGTGGAAGTGGGATTGGATGAAGCCGGCCGTGGGTCCTTGTGGGGTCGTTTGTATGTGGGTGCCGTCATTCTGTCACCAGACGACGAGGCGTATTCGGACCACGGCGTTGTGCTGCTTCACAAAATCCGGGATTCGAAGACACTTTCACGTCGAAAACGCGCGATTCTTGCGGATTTTATTCGCGAAAATGCTATCGGAGCAACGGTAGCATTTTCTGAACCAGCTGAAGTGGATCAACTCAATGTGTTGCATGCGGATATGGCTGCGATGCATCGAGCATTGGACGCTATGCCCATTCCGTTTGAACGAATTCTTGTGGATGGCGATTATTGGACGCCGTGGACACCATCCGAAGAGGGCGTTGCACCTGTCGAAGAACAGATAACAATTGTTGACGGAGATGCGAAAAGTTTAACAATTGCAGCTGCGTCCATTCTGGCCAAAGAGAGTCATGATGCATGGGTCAAGGAACAAATTGAGGCGGATCCAACACTGCATGAACGCTACGGGTTTGGAACCAACATGGGATATGGAACCGCGGCACACTTGGCTGGACTCAAGAAATGGGGACCACATTCGCTGCATCGGCGTTCATTTCGCCCTGTTTCACAAGGACCGCAATTTCGAAAGTAGTGTTTCGTCTTTATTGCTTGGAGCATGAAAGATGAAACAGACGGGACATTGACGGGACCAACGAATTAAGAAAGAGATTTAGAAGAACCGAAACCCGCCCTGGTGCTCCCGCTGCTGCTGCTTCTGGCTCTGCTTCTGGCTCTGCTTCTGCTGGCGGCGAGACTTGCGAGCAACCTTACGAACAACCTTGCGGCTCTTGCGGGCGACACTGGAGCGACGGGACAGACGGCGGGCCATTTATACTTGGGGCATCGATTTTTTGTTTGAAGCCCTGGCCCCCCCAAAAGATGACGTCGCCGCAGACCGCACCGGGGAAGATTTAGGGTTGATGTCTGTGCGTGTCCTCATGTTTGACACCGAGACCAACGGACTCCCGAAGAACAAGCATGCCCCGTATACAATGCCGGAGTTCTGGCCCGCCATTCTTCAGTTAAGTTGGGCAATTTACGGTGTCGTGGAGGTCGCGGGTATGCGTTCACTGCGTTTGGAATCGCGCAAGGATCTGGGACTTGCATTGGACCCTGCAATTCCGTGGGACGCCGGGGCAGCAGCTGTTCACGGGATTCGTGAAGAGGATGCCCGCACCGGGGGGGCGCCCGTACTCCGAGCACTCACAGAGTTCAGCGAAGCTCTGCGGTCCGTCGATGTTATTGTTGCACACAATTTGGCATTTGACAAGGCCGTGATTCGCGCTGCCGGGTACCGGGTTGGCCTACGGGACTTGTGGCCGTCTCCGTCGCAAGATTTCTGTTCCATGATGGCAACCCGTAAGCTCGTAAATTTGCCGCCGCATCCGAATGACCCGCAAATGCGACCCAAATCGCCTCGCTTGGGCGAGTTGTACGAATTTATCTTTGGGCACCGATACGATATGCTGGGAGACCACTTTCATGCAGCCAAAAGCGATGTACATTGTCTCGCGCAGTGTCTTCAAGGTCTCTTGCGCAAGGGACACATGGTTTGTCGTGACGGTTGTTTGAGTATGGCTGCTTAAGGCGTCATCATTTCAATCAATGCAATCCAACAGGCAATTCGCGTATCATGTATTCTTTACGCAATTGGATCATCGATGCTTCATGGTCGGCTTCAGCGATTAAGAATGGTTCAACCCTTAAAATGGAGTTCAGGCTTAGTGAATTTGGCATAATTACACATCGTTAAAATATTTAACGCATTGTCATCGACAAATATGAGCAGTTTTTTTGGCGGCATTTGTGACAATATAAATTCACAAGCAACATCTTTTCCCGCAGATACGATATTTCTTAACACGCCTCTCAACCAAATTTCGTCACACTGAATGCGTTGTCTCTCGAAGAAAACGGTTGATTTAGCATTGATTGTGCTACGGACGGAACATGAACCAATCAACGCCGTTTTCATTAAGATACTGTAGCAGCACCCTTGCACCGCCACGAATGCTGCCCCTCGATTGCGTTGCTTTGAGACCTGTTGACGTTCTCTTCTGAGTTCCATCCGCATTCAGTATTGGAACACGCTCAATTTGAGTTAGAGTTTGGTCGAAATCGAAAAACAGAATAATATCGCTGAGAGCAAATTTCGCTGAGAGCGATTTTTCAATCAATGACCGAATGTGAGAAAGAGACTCATGCTTTTTCAAGAAATACAGTTCACGACTCATCTTAATTTGAACGCTGTGTTTCCGTTCGTCTTAGGGTGTCAATTTTTCACACATGGATGTCCACAAAATTGATGGTGTACAAACGGTGTTCTCAATCTCAAGCAATGGCATCTGAAGATTATGAAGATTTCCCATGTGCAGGAACCGTAGCAGGAACTGTAGCAGGAACATGGACCACATCAGGAATAACTACATTCTTTAAAGACTATTCAGTCACTAAAATGGACTTAACATGCATTGTGCTTGAAACGGCTGTTATTTCCAGAATTAATGATATTCTACCATTTATTCTTGACAGACTCGATGTTCCGTCTCATCACGGACCAGACAGGCCCCCCGGTAGGTACTTTTTGCCTGTACTTTTTTGCCCGAATTGAGACCAAACGGATTTAAACAAAAGTACCGAGATTTGGCCCTGCGGACCAGAGTTTGGCGTGATGTTAATAGTGCATCGTTTGTTGTGCCACCCACCATTCTTTCATGGTGATCCAGATATCGCCATTCGATATAATGCGCAAAACACCACATTACAACAAAAATTGGTGAACATACGCATCGTGGTTGGTCAACTTCGCTCATCTGCAAATGCTTTTACCGAAATTGATTTACTCATCGATGCAGTCAAAGAGTACGAACAAGTACTTACAACATTCATTTCAACACTCGCAGAACCTGCAGCATCACAGCCTTTAATTTCTGTTCGAAAAGACATAACGACAGCATTCAACGAAATTTACGAGCGTATTTCAGAATTGCGCGCGCATGTTGTTCTCTTTTACACCACAAGAGATTCGTGGAAAATTATTTGAGGCAACAGTACAGCGTTCGAATTTTTTGGCTTTAACGCGAGTACATAGACTCGTTCGTCGAACACATTCTGAGACACCGTTTGCAGCTCCATCCGTCTTTTAGTAAAAAATTAGACTTGAAACACTGTAATTGAACCAACGGCTGTATGGACTTCAAGCAGTGACCACAAGTTTATCACAGATTTTTGGAGACACCGTTTGAAACCAATGGATGCATGGACGATCAAAAACGTGCATCACATATGATGTGAAGACATGGATACATGGACTTTAAGCAGCAAACAAAAGTGCATTACATTTTTGGAAGACATGGACGATCAAAAACATCAATCACATATTTTTTGGAGACACCGTTTGAAACCAACGGCTGTTTGGACGTCGAGCAGCAAACACATCAATCACATATTTTTTGGAGACACCGTTTGAAACCAACGGCTGTTTGGACGTCGAGCAGCAAACACATCAATCACATATTTTTTGGAGACACCGTTTGAAACCAACGGAATGCATGGACATCAAGCAGCAAAAACATCAATCGCAGTTTGGAGACACCGTTTGAAACCAACGGAATGCATGGACATCAAGCAGCAAAAACATCAAT